TTAAATAAATCCCTTAAATCAACAAAAGAGCCTTCGACAACAGCTTTTTGATATATTTCATCAATATCGTAAGAGCCTTGTCTTGTTTCGCTTTTCATTTTGCCAAGCTCTTTATTACGAAAAACACTCATACGATCTGCATAACTAGCGTTTGCTTCTTGTAACTCTTTCAATTGCTTTTCTAATCTAACTACTACCTCTTTTTTACCTAAACCTTTATCACTAACTCTTGATATAAAGTTTTTACTGTCTGGTAATTCTCTATACAAAAACTGCTCAAAGTCGTTTAAAGCATTTGCAAGTTGGTTAGATTTTACTCCCCTTATGACAGCTTCGTTGTTAGCTTTTTTTAGGTCAGATACCGCATTTCTAACTTGCACCAAGTTTAACCTATTGCCCAAAGCAGCATCTAAAAAGTCTGGATCTGTACGCAGCATTTCATCTAATTTAGTTTGATAATTTTGTTTTTGTGCTGCTCTTACAGCTTTGGTTATACCCGCTTCAGTAACATTTCTGCCTGATTCTTCTATACCCCTAACAACGTCGTCTTGTATAGATTTTAGGACCATACCTTTTAACTGAGGCGGTAGAGCTATTCTTTCCTTAAAACGTTTTATGAACTCTTCTAAACTTTGAACTGTTGAAGTAGCTGAGTCCTCTACCTTAAAAAGATCATAAGTTAGGTTGTTTTTCTTAAACTTAGCTATTTGTTTTTCTAGAGTTACAAGCCTAGGATACAAAAGCCTACCAATATCTTCTGAAATGTAAAACTGATCTATCTTGTTGTTACCTAACTGCTGTAAAGATTTATCTATAGCAACGTATTTTTTTCTGTGTTGATCGTCTATTGCTTTATAAGCCCTTGTTAATGTTTCTCTTATGTTGGCGCCTATAGCCCCTGTTTGATTATCTAAACTGTCTGCGTACTTACCCATTTCAAAAACATTTTGTTCTACATCTTGCAAAAGCTTTCTAAGAGTTTGCGTAGTCTTAGCTTCGTTTGATCTTAGAACTTGCAAGTTAGCTTGTAGCTGTTCGTCTAGACTACCTTTAGCTGTAGCAGATATATAAGTTTCTAAGTCGCTTAATTCTAGATTTGCACTTTCTAAAACATTATTAAGTTCATTAGTTAAATATTTAGTTGTGCTTTTAGTTCTTTCGTTCCCTAAAACTTGTTCTGAAACCGCCTGTAATCTGCCAGGTATTTGTTTATTCAAGGCGCTTTGTGACGGTACAGCCGCTTCAGCAAAAATTCTTATAGCTCCTGTTTTGATTGCTTGCTTTATTTCTGCTTCGGTAGCTTCTCTACCTAGCTTTTGATCTAACTTCATTATGTCATTCAAAGATCTTCTTTTTGTGGCTTGTTCATATAATCTCAAATTATCAAAGGGCGCTTTTTTACCTAGCAATAATTGATAACCAATTCCTAAGCCCTCACCCAACCCTTGTCCTACAGCGCCCAACGCAAACTCACCAGCCAAGGTAGCTGCTAATTCTTGTTTATCTTGTAGTTGAAAACCCTGCATAGCATCCAAAAGCTCTTCTGCACCTTTACCGGTGGCGCTTCCTGAGCCCGCAGCAATAACTCTTGAAAGCCTTGGTCTGCCTTTGAATAGGTTCAGCATATATTTACCAATCCTACCGTACGGGCTCATAAAAGCTACCGCCCCAGCTATAGGGCCAACGACACCAGAAAAATCAGCAAGATCACCTGTTGATAATCCAAAACTGTTTTCATCAACAATAACATTTACGGGTAAAACGTCGCCGTTTGTTAAAGTGACGGTTTTGACTCTGTCATGCAATCCAAGCTTTTTTAAACCCTCAGGCGTGAGAGCAGCCTGTCCTTTAGTATTTCTAGTAAAACCTTTTGATCCAACCTTAGAAGTAAGAACTGCGTCTTGCTCTTCTAAAGTTTCTGCCCTACCTAGTTGTGATCTAAGCCCCTGCACATTTGGGACACCAATTTCGTAATCAAAAAAAAGTTTGTCGTACAAGGGTGAAGCCGCTTTGGTGTATATTTGTGCTCTAGCTATTTTTCTAGCTTCTTCTACAGAGTTAGCTCTTATAGGTATTATGGTGTCTTCTGCAACTCTTATTTTAAAAGTTCTCATTATTCTGTTGCTTCAAGATCATAAACTTCATCATCAATATCGTCCATTACGTTGAAACTTGATGAATAATCTAAAGTTGGATCAAAATTTATTATATTACTGATTACATTTTGGTTACTGTCAAACACTCCTGACGTAAGGCCTGTATTATCAAAAAACCCTTTGTTAGCTATTATTTTATTTTTTTGTTCTGTAATACTTGTAGCATAACTGTCACGCGATCTTTTAAGCAAATCTAAAGTAACTGCAGGAGGCGTTGTTACAGTAATTTTTCCAAATACATCTTCAACGATTTGTCTATCTAGGTTTGATATTGTCTTGCCTGCCTCACCTAAAATTTCTCTTATACCTTTTTGTCTTAAAACGTTTAAAAGTGCATTTGCTTTCATTCTAGCGCTGAGTTGATCAAATTTTTTACCGGTGGTTTGTCCGATAGCAGTAAGTATTTGATCGGTCACTTCACCAAACAAACCTTGCAGACCAGTTGTGGCTCCAGAATCAACTAAACTGATTACCTTATCTAATGTTTTTATTGAATCTATAGTCCTAGTTCCGCTTGAAATAGCATTTAAAATATTTTCTTCAGCACCAACTATTTTTTGTGCGTCAGTAGTTTTTATACCTCTGCCATCTAATTCTGCTGCTAAAGTTTGTTTGTACTTCTCAATTTCTATTTTTTCTAAAAACTCTCTATCTTTTTCTAATTGTTGTTGCTCTGCTAACTTTTCAAGTTCTTTTTCTCTTCTAGTTTCTTCGCCTGCAAGCACTATACCTTTAGCTAATCCTGCACCAAATTGACCTTCTACCACTAAGGCTTTACCTATATTTCTGACAGCCGATAAGAATTCTGGACTGTTAAAAAAGCCTCTTGTTCTCTTTTGCGGTTCTTCTGCGGGTTCAGAAAATTCACCTTGTTTCTTTTGTTCAAACGGTATATCAATAGTTTCAGGTTGATCTAATGCGTCCTCAGTAAATAGCTGAGCTGCTCTATCAATTACCGTATCTACATCTTCTTTTGTATTTTCGAGGACTTCAATTTGATCCTCCACTACTTCGGGACTTGCTGGCGGAGTTGGTCCTACTAATTCATTTATGCTTTGTTGAATTGGATCTTTTACTTCTTCTGTTTCCTCAGCTTCCAGAAGATTTTGAGCCGCAAATGCTGCTCCCGCTGTATATACACCGGTTTGTAAAGGTTTTATTTCTGCGGTATAAGAGAATGGATTGTTTGGATTTCTACCCATAAATTTACCAGACTTATCTCTTTTTAAAGGAAAATCTGCTTTTTTTAATTTTATATTTTTTAAAGGTGCAGCGTATTTCAATGCATTCAAACCTAATATGCCCGCTCTTGATATTGCTTTTATAGGCAGAAAAGGTAAGGCTCCTAAACCAGTCAAACCTAATGTCAATTTTCCAAGGTTTTTGTTATATTCTTGTTTTCTGTAAGCGTCAACTGGGTCTCTGTTTGGAGACAAATCAATATTTATTTGTTCTCTGTCTAAAACAATACCGTCCTCAGTAGTGACCGCAAAAAAACTATCACCCTCCTGTTCTAAAGTTACTTTTTTATTTGATGGTACAAAACCTGATCCAGTATCTGCTGCAAGGATTATTGGCGATGTAGCCTCGCCTCCGTTAGCAAAAAGCCTGCGGTCTTTTATAGCCATCAAGCTCCTCCAGCAAATTGTCCGTAAGCAGAGAATGCAGCTCCTAAACCTGTTGCTTTTGGATCAGGCGGTAATCCGTAGCCGCTTGATATTCTTGACTCACTAGCTTGATAACCTGGCAGTAAACCACCAACTAATCCAAGTGTTTGCAAAGGTAAAGCTTGTTGATCGGTCTGTTGCTGGAATCTGCGTCCTGCTTCTAAATCTTGTATGCCTCTACCAAGACTACCAAGTTGTAGAAGTCTACCGATATCAGTACCAACTAAGTTTTGTCTTTCTCTACCAAGACCGCCAACATCAGAGCCAAGACCTCTGAGCAATCCGCCTAGTCCTGTCTCACCTGCAGCAAGTCTTTCAGTAGCTGCTTGTTCTCTACCAAAATCTGCTATTGATCTATCCATAGCTCTATCAAAACCTTGTGATCTAATACCAGATAAAAGCCTGCCTAGTCCTTCACCTCTGGCTGCCTCTACTTCTTCTCTTTTCAATCTCCCTCTAGAACCAAAAGCGCTTTCTCCCACTCTACCAATATCTCTAGCTAAGGCACCTTGATCTTCAATAGCAGCTTTACGGTTGAAATCTCTGATAGTTTGTTGAACAACTGCATCCTCAAAGGGGTCCATAAATTTACTTGCAGAAGCAGGATCATAAGTTCTGCCAACTGAACCTCTAAGTGTTTCTAGACCCGTTAGGTATTGTTGTTGAGCATCACCTAAAAGATCTTCTTGTCTACCTAGAAATCTATCAAAAGCGCCTGTTTCAGTTTCGCCAAGACGAACTGCTCTTTCTTCTATCGGCGACAGACCAATAGTTTCTCTAAGGGGAATATCTGTTTGTAATCTATCGGCTGCCGCCTGTTGTAACTGATTAAAGAACCCTGGTGTTTGTGCTGTACCAAAATATAAACTTCTTAATAGGGGATCTGTCTGTATATCGACTATATCTTGTGTTTCGAGACGAGGGTCTACAGAACCTGGCGCATCTAACAAACTAATACCCATACTTGGTTTTCTGAAAAATCCTATCATTAAGCTACTCCTTCAAAAATTCTCATTAACTTCATCATGTTTTTGGCGCCCATTTCTCTATCTGGACTACCGTTTTTTAAAAGTTCTATTCCTGTTTTTGTTTTTGATAATTTAAATCCACCAGCACCGTTATTAGCTTTTGCAGTCATAACAAACTCGCCGTCACTTAGCATAGCTGGTATGTCGTCTGATGTTCCGGTTCCAGGACCGTTTACATCACCACCTTTACGCATATCCAGCTCAGCTAAACCGCCAGTTGCCATCATTCTCCTTGGTAGTCCTACTTTTCTTTTCGGTCCAAGGCCTAGATCAAAGCCACCGCTGCCATATACAGGTTGTGGCATCAGATCAGGTCTGATTGTTGTTCTTACGTCTTTAATACCGCCTTTTGTCCTTTCTGTAGCATCTTCAACGGCTTTACCGTAGGCGGTGGCCAAAGCTAAAGCTTTAGGGTCTAGGCCACCTTTCGACGGGTCAAATAATGTTCCAAGTCCACCACTATCATCAAAACCTAATAAATCATCAAATACAAAACCAAAAGGATCGTCTTTTGCTCTATCTAAATTCAATTTATCGTAAAAATAATCTTTTGCTTGGTCTGCTAAACTTTTTTCTTCGTTTGCAGCAACTACGTCATCTGAACTTGTTGGCTCGACACCCTGCCTTCTTTGAAAATCTTCAAAAGTATTACCTGTATCTAAAGCTTGTATACCTGTTGATAAAGCAGTAGGAGTTGAAAGAACCAACTCGGAAGCCGAAGGCGTAAAGTTCTGAGAACCGACCACGCGCATACTTTCTGCAAAACTGCCGTCAGGTAACCTTACTGTACCACCTCCTGATGGCGCGTCCCCCACTGCTAACGATGGACCCAAGTTTTGCGAAACAATACTATTTGCAGTAGCTATGTCGCCTGCGTTGTAAGCAGCTAGATAGTCAGTTTTTAGTTGTGGATTTATTGACCCTAATTTATTGGCAGTTGCAGCTTTACCAATTGAACCACCTGCAGCGCCTAATGCTGCTCCTATAGCGCCGCCTTTTAATATGTCTTTGGCTTTTTTACCTTTTAACAAAGGATCAGTAGCGCCTGCTACACCACCAGCTAAAGCTCCAAGCTTTACTGCACCTAATCCTTGTAACCCTGGCGCAAGACTTAACCCTACTGCAACCGCGTATGGTGCAGCGTCTTTTACCCTTTTTTCTAATCCTTTTGCTAATGACTTAGCTCCAAGCTTGCCGTCAACGCCTAATAAGTTTTTAAAACCTGGTTTTTTGGTGGCGCCTTTGACAAACTTCTTAACTCCTTTACCTATTCCTTTTAGGGTCTTGCCGATATCTTTGAAGCTAAAAAATTCTGGTAAACCAGTTTGCGGGTTGATTGAATTATTTGCAGATCCAACCGTAATTCTATCTATACCTACGCCTTTAGCAGCTAGGTCATTTTTTATTTGTTTTTGTAATTTTTTATCCAGAGTATTAGGCGGTATAACCATTTCACCTGTACTCAAGTGGGCTAAGGTATCGTCCCCAAACCTTCCTAACTTTGCAATACCACTCAAACTGTTTTGTAATTCTTGCATAATATTATGAAATCGTAACTGTTACTGCTCCAACGGAAGCAGTCATAAAGGCAGGGAACTTAACGTTTTCGTTAGCCACTGTTAGTAAGGCGAAGGGAGTGCTTAAATTAACAAACTCTACCCCGTCGAATAATTGTAAGCTGTTTGTGGTCGTATTAAATATTAATGAACCTTCATTAAATTTAAGCGTATCACGCTCAGCTTCGTTCAATTGTAACGTATTGTTAGGGTCAAAACTACCTAAGTTGATCTCTAAAATACGAACTAATCTATTGAATAATTCTGCTGTTACCTCGCCATTTGCAATCGGTAATCTGGTTTGTAGAAGCTTCGCCATTATCTTCTACCATCTCTCACCACATCATATCGGGTGGACCCGTAACGCCAACCTACGCCTTGGTTTGATTCTTGACCGTCGTTGGAAGCTATCCGCAAAGCTATCTGTCTGCCCCTAGCTCTGATATGTGCTTGTTGAGTTGTCGGAGTTACCGTTGACGTATCAGAAGTAGAAAGACTATCGCCAGGGAAGTTTCTTGTTTTAGTTACTATATTGACAGTCGAACCTGAATCATTATCCAAAAACTTAATATCAGGTATAAGCCTTCTGATAAAAGAAAACGAATCCCCTTCTCCAATATCAAAGTCTGAAGACTCAATAAATACATTTGTCATCTCTGACCCGTCATCATCAAAGCCATCCTCGTGCTCATATAAATAACCGCCTGATGCAGCTTGTGGGTAATTTTCAATTCCAGCGTCTAACCAAACTGTTCTAGATAGTTGTCCGTAGTACCAGATCTTGTCTCGGTAATTGTAAATGACGTATCTATCTATTTCTGAAGAACTAGCTGATGGATAATACCAACCAACCTCTGAATGTTTGTTGTTAGTAAAGGCCTGTACTTTGTATATTTGTGAGTTGTTTATGTCGCTAAAGACATAATTTTTAACCGTACAAGGTAATTCGGATACCGTACCGTTATAGGTGTAAAAAGAGTCGTAAGACATAAAATATACACCATCAGGAGCAGTAACGGCTGCTTTTGGACCAACAAGACCTGTTGATTCGTTTATTAGATTGACTGCAAAAGTAAAAGGCGGCCCAACGAACTGCATGTTGTAAACGGACGTGTCAGTAAAAATTATAATTTCTTGTCTTGACTTAACTGCTCCCATAATTTGTGAGCCTGAAGATAAACGTAAAGAACCTGCTGTATTAGTTAATTTGGGTTCAAACTCAAGTAAATCTTCTTGATCGCTAAAAGCAATAAACATAGGATCGATAGCTTGCGTTCTGGCTGTACCCGCAGCGTTGAGTGGATCTGCGCCAAGAACTATTAGGTGCCTGTCTATTTCTGATGTTAATACTTGTAAACCAAGAGTAGGGACAAGATTTGCTCCTGTAATACCTGAAAGTTCTTGACCTCTTTTTGTGTTTTCTGTAGAAGCAGCGCTGCTAGGTAAACCAGTACTTTGATCCCATCTGTAGATACCGCCTCCTCTTACGTTAAAAACTAAATCTTCGCCGTAGTTATCGTGTGTGTATAACCTTAACTGATTAGTTGCAGATAGCGGAGTCGAAGAACCCCAACCGCCAGCCCCCCAAGCACCAACACCCCAACCAGTAGATTGCACAAATAAATCTAGACCTGTATTTATTTGATAGTAACCGTCAACGCCTGATCCGCCGTTACCTGAGTCACTAGAATTAGCTGTTACTGTACTGCCTGATGTGTCTTTAGCTGTTATTTTGTACGAGTTACCGTCAACAATAGTGGTTATTTGATATTCTTGGTTGAGAACGGCTGCAGTTATGTTACCACCTAATGAAACAGCACCTTCAATACTAACAAAATCATTTTGTACTGCGCCGTGTGACGAATCAGTAACGGTTAATTCAGACGATCCGTTAGTGGCAGAAAAAGTTATGCTATTTGTACTGGTTTTTCTTATGGGCGTTATATCTGAAAAACTTGCGTTGTTTTCTACTATGTAATATTTGAAATGTGTGCCTATTCCTAAAAACTTTGTACCAGCTAAAGATATCCAATTGTGTAAGGCTCTAGCAGTGCCTTGATAGGTAGTAGGTAAAAGTTTTGACCAGCCGCCAAACTTTTCTGGGTGGCCCATACGGAAGCGCACAAGGTTGCAATCAAACCAGCCGCCTTCATTATCGTACGCGGTCCCTTCTCTATTTATGCCAGGCTTAAACTGTGCCTTTTGTAATGCCATCTATACCTCATGCCAATCTTTACCTTGAAACAACAAAGACTCTGCCTTTCTTCTCCTGACCAGGCCTTTTAACACCTTGCCCCCAGCTTTGTTCCATCTTTGCATTTCAAAAGAAACATCATTTAGTCTACCTTGATTCAAAACGGTCAACATAGTTGAGTTCTTTAAATTGTTTGGTCCTAAATTATAAGTCCAACAGACCAAAGCATCAAATTGATGTTGTTCTAATGGATGTGTTACATATTTTTTGACGTATTCTTCATACTCAGGCATTTCCTCTTCCAACATGACTTCTGCTTCTTCTTGTGTAATTTTTAATCCTTCTTCTACGTCTTTTGTATGACCGTAACCTATCGTCCAAACGCCAATGCTATCTTGATAAGCTTGTAATTCACACCCTTCAAACTTTTTAAGTAAAGCAATACCTTCTTTTGATGTTTTCATAAAATTACCTAGTTTGTGGTTACGGTACGATAATAAACAACAACTTCCTTCAACTCGTTTATATACCTTTTTAATTCTTGCATGTTATATGACATAAGTTCGTAGTCTGGTATAGACATAGCCACAAAAACTAATCTACCTTCTTCTTTTTTAACTCGTTCCATAAACTCTTCTATATTTTTTTCTGATACCACATACCAATACGGTTCTTTTAAGTCTAAGCCTTTAGGCAGTATGGGTTGAGCTATTGATCTTTCTATAGGTTTGGAAATTACATCTACTGATTTAGGAATCAGACTGCAACTGTAAACCGTCGTCAAGAGTATCAATACTACGGCTATCTTCTTCAATACTTTCAAAAACATCTTTAGTTCCTTTGTTAAATCTTGTTTCTATCAAACCTGGTTTTGCAGATGCTAATTTACTTAAATTGTGTCTTTTGAATATATCTAAATACCTAGACATTTCTGCTTCTATTTTTTGGTTTTTACTTTGTAAATTAAGTAGGCCTTGTGTTTGTAGTTGAAAATCCTGTTGTAATTGATCGATTGTCAATTTTTGCTCCTGGTCTCGCAACTCATAAGCTTGATTTAAAGATGCAAGCTTTTGGTTTTGATAATACAAAATACCTGATAAAGAAATCAAAACGACAACAACGCCTAATAATATTTTTGCCATAATCTTGTCAATAATTTTAACCTGAACTTTGCCTTATTACTATTGTTGATGCGCTGCCACCGTTCACCTTAACCTCGTTGACAACGCCGTTTTGTTCCAAAACAACCGTATAGCTGTTATTACTCTCAATATTAATAGAAGCGTTTGAGCCTACTGCTCTTGTCATTTTAATTTTTTCCCCAGTAACGATAGTAGTTATTTGAGTTTTTGTATCTTGGCCGACTGTAGTGCCTTTTATAGAGGTAGAAGTAGCTTCTTGCGCCAGTTGGTCTTCTTGGTTTAATTTATCTAACTCACTAATTATGTCTAGTAAATCCTCTAAAAAATTAACATTAAGGGCATCATAATCTAATTCTGTAAATTCTAAGCCTTCTTCTCCTAAATTTTCCTCCGCCAAGTAATCAATATCAAGCTCGTTGAAGTCTAGTATTGGATCTACCGTATCAGTAACTCCTTGTTCTTCGTCAGAAAATCTTGAACGTTTGGGCGGCGTAACAATAAGCATGTTATCAATAAAATCTAATGACAAGTCTAGTATTACCGGTTCGCTAGGTGCGTTTTCTAATGTAGTTGTTGTGGTTGCTTGAAAAGCCTGGTTTAAAACAACAGTGCCCATATCAGTTGTTATTGATATCTCTCCTGACGGTGCTCCGTCTTGGTCTGGTAGCAGTATAAATAAAGACTCCGATGTGTCTGGGTTAACGGTAACGCTAAAGTCTGTACCTCTTATACCAACGGTTGCTGAGTTAGTCCGCAACACCATATTTTCTTTAGCTACTTTACCTGTAAGTCCTGTGGTAAAACGGGCTGTACCTTTCAGAAAGTTTACGGCAAGTTTTGATTTAGACGGATCTGGATCAAAAACAAACTCGTCTATGATGACCATAGAGTTCTCAGTAATTTTTATAGTAGTGTCGTCAACGAAGCGTATACCCATCCGGCCTGCTTCAGTTTGTGCTTTATCGTATGATTGCACAACAAAGTCTTGAATGACAGCAAAAGATTCGTCCCTTTCTATCTGGGCAAAGCCTGATACTTCTTCTACTGACCCAACATCAAGGGCAACTTGTGGACGTTCCTTGGTCGTTTTGGATAATGCAGAAAGATCCATTTGAGCCGTTACTAATGACCCGTAACCAATC